CTTCCTTCTTCATATGCTAGCTTAGCGATTTGCGAGCCCGATAGGACTCCTGGTTTGGGTATTTTTACTCGATCCATTATCAGGTCGAGGGCTAGTCTGGACTTTCCTGCTAAGATGAGAAAGTCAGACCTGTCACGTAAGGATGGTCGATCTTCGATGTCCGCGATGATGTGCATTGTGGTGCGAAGATCTGCAATTATTTCGGTTAAGCTCAATTTCTGTTTTCTCAGAATCATAGAGTCTATGTCGTAGTACCCCGTCCCTACCCGTGGGATGGGATAATGAGCTTCGCCCCTATCAAGTATCAGTAGCGTTGTGATACTAGGGTCGCCGTACTGTTCGAAAAACGATTGAGTGATATACTTCGATGCGAAGGCGTATTTGGAATCGTGCTTCCTGTGTTGATGGATCAGAGGACGTAGGATAGTCCTCAACTCTTGCTTTTTATAGACGTGTTGGTAGTATTCAAGAGGTGTAACACAGTGCTTGACGTATGAGTACATCTGTGCCGATTCAATCTTCTTCAGCACCTCCACGATAGGCAGCTTGTCTCTTGTTTCCCGTGGTACCGATTGGACTTGGTATTTCCAGGGTTCCGTCAAAGCTTTTAGCCCATACTCCCGCGCATCTTTGAGAGTACAGTGCTTCAAGTAGTGTTTTAAGTGAGCGTTGACATCTTCAAGAGTATAGCATTTCCAGCAGAGTAGCCGAGCGTAGAACGATTGCAAGCTTTGGGTAAGGATGGGAAATCCTTCCTCTTCGGCCTTGCTTGTTGGCTTAAAGGATATCAAAGAGGCTATGTCGCGCAAAGGAAAGGCGCGAATCCCTGAGATTGATATTATACCTCTTAGGAACATTGTTAGATGTGGAGAAGTGAAATTCTTACTTTCATTCACCACTACACCATTATCGGTGTAAAGTTTTAGCAAATCTGCGAACTCGTGCTTACCTGATAGAGCTAGGTGTGTATCATCACCCATCACGCAGATATCTAACACTTTGTCTCTTAATGGCTGAATACAGTGCAAGTTTAGTGCTAGATTCCCTAGCGATCCTATAAACGCGGTAAATTTCGTGCCAGACGCCAGCCCGTAAACTTGTTTGTTACGTTTAATTACCTCATTTCCGTGCTCGACCCTCAAAAAAGAGGATCTCATTATGCGAAGGATCTCGTCTGTGATATACAACATGAACTCTTTTGTTTCTTGATTGGACTCATTTTCCTCCACCCATTTCCTTGTCCACATCACTACTTTCTCGAAAACGACATTTGACGTATTCTTGTCAAAGTCTTTCGTATCTAGTGGGAAGAATGTCATCTCCTCAGAGTATGACCGCTGAGTAAGTGATTGGATCTCTAGAAGTCGGTCGGCCTGGTTATCAAGTGTTAAGTAAACCG